CCGTCCCACGGGCCAGACCATGCCTGCAAAATGGTGTTGTACACATACACGCCAAAATCTGGGATGCTAATCCACAGCTCTCGCGTTGCACGGTTGAACACAGACCGGATGTTGGCAAAATCGTCTGACGACAATCCACGAATAGCCGCTAGTGTCGGGTCGGGCGTCTGTACGGTGCCCACGGGCGCAACTTCAGACTCGTTGCAGCGATACAGCCCACGCTCAGACAGGAAGAACGCCAGGTTGCCAATACTTACGACGGACTTGGCGGCGATGGTGCCAACGTCTGAGGTCAACCCTTGGGGCGCAACCGTAATGTCGTCTTGCCCATAGCCGGTCAGTCGCGAGATACCCCGTCGATGAAAGATCAGCAGCGACGTGTTGACCGAGGCCAGCCCAATGACCGTTTCGTCGGAGAACGTGCGGACGATAATCTGCCCGCCGCCAGACGGTCCGTTTGCTAACGTGTTCCCGTTATTGAGCGCGGAGTAGAAGATAGAGTCCGGGAACGATGCATTGCCGCACCCCCACAACCGCTCGTTGTGGACGGCAAGCGTGTTCACGTCCAACGTGCCTGCGATGTTGGTCGTCAACGCTGATCCATTCCATGCGTTGAGCGGCCCACCGTCTGCGATGTAGACGACATCGTTGGTGCCGTCGCGGAATTGGGCAAACGACGGGGCCACCGTGGTAGACAGCGATCCCGTTCGCGATGTCCATGTCCACGGATAGGTGCTGATAAACGATGAGGTATACAGCGTCCCATTGCAGACCGCCATGATCTGCTGGGTGCCTCCGTCCTGTCGCCATGTGTAGCCGTTCAGCACACTGGCGGCGGCAAGCGCAGACGCTGCTGTGCGGCGGGTTCCGCCACGCTTGCTGATTGCGCCGTAATCGGTCAGTCGCGCATTGTCGGCTCGCCGCAACTGGTTTGGCAGGAGGGCCGCATCGTCAGACACGTTGTTTAAGCCGCCATCAAACCGAGGCTGCTGATCGACAACCTTCTCGCGCCCCGGAGCCATCAGCCGCCACCCCACTCATACTTCTGATCGGGATACGCCATCATGGTCGGGTTGATCGTCATGCGGCGAATGTCGTCCAGCAGCGTCTTCCGCTCGTCTTCAGACAGCTTCTTGAGGTTGGCAGCGGCGGCTGCTTCGGTGCCACCCTTGAGCAGCAACTGTGACGCGGCCATCCACACCAAGATCAAATGCGCGTTGTTCGGGTAGTCTACCGTAGAGGTCACATCAGCAAGATCAGAGATAGCCGTGGGCTTGTAGTTCACGCCAACGTACAACGACTGACTCGGGCTGACTGGCAAAATCTGCACGGACTGCCCTGCGATGTAGTACAGTCGCGGGTAGGTTGGCAGATAATTGGTGGTGGTTGCCAGCGGGACATCCTGAAACCGCGTCTGCCCGTACAGAACGTTGCCGTCGCTGACCGACATGATGCGGTAGAAGTTCTGCTGCGAGTCACCAGACCCAGCATCCAGCGTGGTAAACGCAAACTGGCCGTTTACATCGGTCGTCACCTGACGCTGGGCAAAGCGATAGTACGGCGCAGCGTTGAGGATGTTTGACCACTCGCCATCAAAGACACTGTTGAGGACCGTCTTGATAATAGGGTCTTCCCAGCGGGTTGAGCCAACCGCATCCATGTACTCGCGTGTATTCGAGATCAGTTGCTGAAGGGAAACGGCTGCCATCTCTTCTCCTTAGCTGACTTTACGAGGACGGCCACGGCCACGACGGATCGTAGACGGATCGGCGCTGTCCAGCATATCCCCAATAGCTTCTTCCACGGCGGCACTCACCACACCCGTGTTGTAACTCTCCACGGCGTTTGACAGCCGCTGAATGTCGTCCCGAGGGAAGGCACGGACCATCTTGCTTAAGTACGCTGGCGCTTCGTCTACGGAGCAGCCAAGCGGAAGATAGCCGATAATGTCGTAGGCCATGCGAGCATCGTAGCTCTCGTTCTGCACCCACTCCCAGCGACGGTCGTCGGGCTGCCACTCCATGCAGACGCCCCATGTCGGGACACCTGTATCAATCAGCCGCAGCTTCAATCCACCATGCACCGCCCGAAGCCGCCGCTGAATCTCAGGCGACGGCTCGGGGATGCCCGCAGGATTCACCAGAATCACGGGCGATGCCATGTTACTCTTGCACCAGCAGTTCGACCACTACCGTCACATCGTCGGGCTGCACGGTGACAGACCCTACGGTCACCATCGCCACGCGAAGGCTGTCCGCCGTGGTCAGCGTCCGCTGGGCGTCCGTGGTCGTGGTCAGGAACACAAACTGCAACGGCGTGTCAGCCGTCTGGGTGTTGATGTCGAGACCCGCCGTCAGGGCCACCGCTGTGGCACCCGTCATCTTGAACAGCGTGACGACGCAGGACGTAGCCGCTGTCGGGAACGTCCCAGCACACAGGGTCGCCCGATTGACATACGCCTTGGCAGGGAACCCGCCAATGTTGTGATTGTCCGTGCCAGCCGCCAGTGTGCCCGTGTTGAGTCGGCCACTGGTCAGTGGGACAGGCATTGTCCCAAGGCGACCCGGCTTCGGAGCAAAAAAGTTATAGGCCATCTAGTCTCCAAGTTGATCCCAATGGGGGGCAACAGCCGGAGTGCTGTCACCCCCCACCGCGACTAAATGTGGCTGTAGCGAGCCGTGTCGGTGTAGCCGGTGATGCTGCCGTGCGCGTTACGGGCCAAGCAGGCGAGGTTGCCGTACCAGCCGTAGGTCGTCTCGAACGCATCGCGGCCCTGCAACCAACGCCACGGACCCGCACCCTCGAACTCCACGAAGCCCCAGTCCTTCGCATCCACCCACGACAGCGACGGGATGTGCAGGAGGTAGATCGTGCCAGCGGGGACGTAGTAGTCCGTCACGCACGGGATGCCGCAGATTTCGATGGCCTTGTAGCCACCCTTGATCGTGGTGCCAAACTCGCCAGCGGTAAATCTCCGCTGCGCCACCATGCTCTCCATGAGCTTCTTCGCCAGACCGGGGGTGGTCATGAGGAGGAAGTCCTTGGGCTTCACGTTGGCGTCCTTGCCAGAGCGACCGGCAATGCGCTGGATCAAGTCCCAGATGTCCGATTCGGTCGGCTGGGTCGCATCCGGCGTGTCCGTGCCAGCGACAAGACGGGTGGCATCCCAGATGCTGTACGTCGCGTTGCTGATGTTGTGCAGCGAGGCGTAGGCGTTGCCACGGTTCGTGATGTTGATCAGGCCGTTCATCGCGCCGTTGAACGACGTATCACTCGCCGTCGCCTTCACGATCTTGTCCGTCGCGGCCATGCTAGAGATGGCCGTGCCCAGCGTCAGGGTGGCGTTGTCGCCGCTGTTGCTGATCGCCGTGATGGCCGAACGGCCAAGCACCGCGTCCGACGAGGACGTATCCAGCACCGCGATGTAGTCGCCCACGGAGAGGAGGAGGGAACCCTGACCCGCGTTTGCCACACCGTAAGGCGAGGAGACGATGATCTCGGTCGTGCTGGTGACCGTGCCAATCAAGGCCACCACACCGTCAGCCTTGTTGTGCAGCGCCTGCTGCATGAGCAGCATGGAGGCGTCCTTGATTTCTTCCATCGTCTTGCTGGCGATGGTCGTGAAGGCCGCATCCTTGGACTGCGTGCCAACGAACGCCAGACCGTCAACCTGACGGGTGGTGTACGCTCGCACGATACCGACATTGGCCTGCACTTCCGTCGCCGTCGTGTCGGGCGGGAAGTAGCCAGCCGACGAGAAGGTGGCACCAGCCGGACGGCCAGTCACCACGTCGAAGAACACGTTGTTGCCGCCCCACCGCATATTGCGAGGGCCACCAGAGCGGCCTTTCTCCAACTGGGCGAGGAGGGGGGTGACAAGGTTCTGCACCTTCTCACGGAACTGCGAGTACACGTTCTTCAGGAGGCCGGTTAGTTCGGCATCGGTGATCAAAGTGGGGTTAGCCACGGGTTACCTCTTGGAATGAATTAACGGAATGACGACAACGCCGTGCTCAACGCACTGGCAACGGCATCATCAACGGTGTTGCCCGCGTAGGCTTTGGGCTTGCCAGACGGCTTGCCAGCACTGCCAACGGGGAGGGTTTTCTGTCCTACGGCGCGTTTTGCCTTCTGTGACTCAATGCGAGCGCGATCCCGTTCTGCCAACGCCTGCTGTGTCTCCCGCTGGGGAGTTGAGGTGGTTGCGCGAGAGCGGCGACCATGCTGCGCCTGTGCCCAGACGGCCAAATCGTCGAGGATGTACTGTCGGACAGCATCGTAGCGTGACGCCGGGATATACGCCTCTCCGTTGGGAGCGCGTTCGACGTGCGCGTACATCGCCATCTGGAACTTCTCGGCCAGTTCTTCCGCAGGAATGGATGGCAGTGCCTCAGCAATCATGTTGAGGGCTGGCATCACTTCATTCGTGTAGAACGTCTCGCCTTTCTCCGCAATCGCCGACATCTGCTGCTGGACACGAATGTCCTGCACCTGCTGTTCGGCGCGTGTGGCCCTCTGTTCCGGCGAGTTCTGTTCGCCATACGCATCGCGCACGGCCAATAAGAAGTCGTCGTCTAACAACAGCTTTTCGATCTGTGCTTCTCGTTCCGACAGCAAGGCGGCGATTTCTTCGCGCTCTTGTTGGACCTGTTGAGACAGTTGCTCAACCTGCTGGACTTTCTGCTCCCGCTCTTGGTTGTACACGCCCCACTGCGCCAGCTTGACCACCTGATCCAGCCGATCTTGGCGCACCTTGCCGTTGGCCTTGTACTCCACCATCAAGTCGGGGACTTCCACCTCCCCTTCGGCATCACGAAGCGTGAACTCCGTTGCCAGATCGTCCGTCACCGTGCGAACGGCAACGTACCCCTCTGGCATATCTACTGGGCTATCAGCAAACGCTTCACCGTCAGCGTCTTCTGACGCATCACCTTCTGCTGCACCTGGGGCCAGTGTCTCGTCAGCGTCATCCGCCGCCACATTATCCTGTGCCGGTGGGAGGGCGCTTTCAATGGCGCTGGAAATGGCTTCAGCTACGTCCATGCTCGATCCTATTGCTGTCGGGATAAGATGTCAGCTTGCTGTGCGGCCTGCTCTTC